CGGCGGGCTACGCCGGGCAGGCGGCGGCGGGAGAAGCCGGGCAGGCGGCGGCGGGCTACGCCGGGCAGGCGGCGGCGGGCTCTTGCGGGCAGGCGGCGGCGGGCTACGCCGGGCAGGCGGCGGCGGGAGAAGCCGGGCAGGCGGCGGCGGGAGAAGCCGGGCAGGCGGCGGCGGGCTACGCCGGGCAGGCGGCGGCGGGAGAAGCCGGGCAGGCGGCGGCGGGCTCTCGCGGGCAGGCGGCGGCGGGCTCTTGCGGGCAGGCGGCGGCGGGCTCTCGCGGGCAGGCGGCGGCGGGCTACGCCGGGCAGGCGGCGGCGGGAGAAGCCGGGCAGGCGGCGGTCGATGCCGATGGCTTGGCTACGTGCGGAATCGGAGGTCTGGTCAAGGGCGGCGCCAACGCCGTATTGGTGGCCATGTACTTGACGGGCCCGACGCGCAGCGACTTCAGCTACTCGGCCGGCCAAGTCGGACGCGCCGGTATCGAGGCTGGAGTGTGGTACGAGGGGAGCGCCGATGGGTTGCGCCGAGTCACGGATGACGACGCGCGGGTCAAGCAGTGGACCGCCGCGTGGGCGCTGTTCGACAAACGCAGGGCCGCGCGTGAGGCGCTCGCCGCCAAGGCCGACGAGGCGCAGGCCGGCACGCTCGCGAAGACCACCAACGCGGCCATCAAGCCGACCGGGGCAAAGCTCTGATGACCCCCGGCACCCGAGCAATCATCACCCGCCGCAACCGCGTGGAGCTCTTCGCCGTGGTCGAGCGCATCGCCGGGGCCTGCCGCGACGTCATTCTGACCGACGTCCGCAACACGGCCGGGCGGCAGATGATGACCACTGGGTTCCGGTGCGCGATGCCCTTGACGTTGCGCGCGAAGGGGCGCGTTGGAACCGTCATCGGCGCGGGTGGCTACGGCGGCGAACTGAAAGCCGAGGTCGACGAATGGGACCACTGACCAAGGACGACGGCAAGCTGACGGTCGTTCCGTGCTCGATTCAAGACGCCAAGGCATTCGTACTCGCGCACCATCGCCACCACCCTCCGCCCGTCTCTGGGTTGTTCGCTCTTGCCGTGGCACTCGGAGAGACGGTCCATGGCGTCGCCATCGTCGGCCGCCCCGTGGCGCGGATGTCTGACGACGGCTGGACCGCCGAGGTCACGCGGGTTGCGACGGACGGCACGCCCAACGCCTGCTCCATGCTCTACGGCGCAGCGTGGCGCGCGTGCCGCGCTCTCGGGTGGCGGCGGCTGCTGACCTACACGCTTGCCACCGAGCCGGGAATCTCGCTGCGGGCCGCCGGGTGGCGGGTTATTGGCGAGACGGCCGGCGGTTCATGGTCAAGGCTTGAGCGCCCGCGAGTGGACAAGCATCCAACACAAGAGAAGCTGAAGTGGGAGGCGGGGTAATGACGACCCTTGGCCGAGACGAAGCGGTTCGGATGGTCCTGGGGCTCGCTCCGTCCACCCTGCACCTACAACTGAACGGCCTGCGCCCGATGCCGGCCGAAGTCGCCGCCGCGATTCGTCGCGCGCTGCCGGAGATTCAAGACCGTGAGTAATGACCCGCGAATCATCGAGCTCACCATCGGAGACGACGCGCCGAATGACCGCGCCTGCGCTGCCATCGCGTCCGCCATCGGGGATGCGCTCTATGGCGCCGGAACCAAGTCCGCCCGCGTGGACCCGAACGCGCCCGGTGCCTACGTCTGCCGAGATGGCGACGGCGTCCGCGTGTTCATACTCGGGAGGTTCTACCAAGTCGCTTCAGACTGCGTCATCCCCGAGTGGGTGAAGCCGTGGCTCGAGCACCGATTCGGCGCGAAGATTCACGGCGAGGCGCGGACTGACGTGGAAGCATTGCGCGAGGTCGCGGACATGCGAGCGCGCGAACTGCTGGACGTGTGGCGCATCGTCGGCAATGGCCCGGTCGTCGGCGAGGTTCCGATGGTGCTCACCGCGGTTCGACTCATGCGCGAGCGGCACGACAGCTACAAGGCATCGGCGACGCGGCTTTCCGACGAGACTGTCGGATTGCGCGCCGAGGTCAAGCGGCTGAAGGCCGAGATGATTGACCGAAAGGCGAAGCGGTGCCGCGATTGCAACGGGTTCGGGACCGGGGCCATGCGCGGGATGCACTGCGAGACGTGCGGCGGCTCCGGCGCGGTCATCGTGGAGGCCCCATGAAGCCCACCCCCACCCCATCGACGGAGGGGCAGCGGAACGGGGGGTGACCTACCTCACGCCCGACGACCCGCTGCCGTGGTAGTCACACAAAGCAGAAGAACGAGGAAAGAAGTGAAAACAGATCCGACCAAATCAGACCGAGAGGCCACAAGCCTGTTCCTGCCGGAACATGGGATGCTCATCAGGCAAGAGACCGGAGGGATATGGCGCCCGCTTCGGGTCGACGACTCATACATGGAAGACTTCGGTGGCGAAGTTCTGCCCGTGGACCACGTAATCGACACCGACGACGCCGCAACGATTGGCGTCATGTACTCTCAAATCATGCGTATGGATTGCGTCTGCGCCGTGTTCATAGGCGACAAGATATTACGCGGGCCGTACGGCGTTGTCAGCACATCGAGTCGGGTGAGCGTCGTCACGTTCGGCGTATCCGGTGTCGACGAGACGATTGAGCGCGAAAGCATGGCAGAGTGCCTCTGCGAAGCCATGTCGCAGCTACTTGAAGCGCGACGCGGCTCGTTTATGCAGTAGCGCGCGTCACAACGCCTTGACGGCCGCCGCGAGCTTCACCGCGGCGCGCTCCAGTTCGGCCGCCTCCACGGCAACCCCGCGCGATGCAGGGGCCGCTACGGGGCGCGCAGGCCCGGGAGACGCAGGCGTTGGGGCCGGCATGGACGACGGCATCGGCGCGCAGGCCGAGACGCTACCCGCGACGAGGCAGGCGAGAAAGCAACGCATCAATCTGTCCTCTCACGGCGGCAATCGCCGCTTCAAGCCGTGCCTGCGCAACGGCGTCATCGGTTCTCTTCAGAGCCTCAGCGTCGAGGCGGGCGCGCTCTGCGTCGAGGTGCGCGCGGAGCGCCGCGTTCAGGGCCGCAACGTCGCCTCGGACCGCGGCGAGCTGCGCGTGGTCAAGGGCAACGTCCCGCCAAAGCAACAACGCCACGGCGAGCGCAGGCACGCCGAGCGTCCCAAGTAGTTTCCAAGCAAGTCCGAGCGCCGCCGGCGCCGGTGCGTTCTGAGCCATCACAACTCCCGACCGGCAATGAAGCCGAGAACGAGCCCCGCCGCAGTCCCCACCGCGACGAAAGCCCATGTGGGCGCGGACTCTGACGCAAGCCCGTCGAGTTCCGCAGAGCACTCACGAGCGGCGCGGGCAGCTCGCCCGGCCGCGATTGAAAGTTCCGCGTCGTCGTCCGCGTGCGTCAGCGGGTAGGCGAGCACTGCATCAGGCAGCGCGCACCCCGGCCACAGGACGACCGACTCGCCGCGCGTGGGCAGCGACGGGCAGGCGTAGACCGCGAGCCCGAGAACGACGGATGAGAGGGTCAACGCTGCCACCGTGCGCGCTCGACCGCCTCGGCAGCTTCGCGAGCCTCCCGAGCGATGCGAGCGCGGCGGACGCGCGCCACTTCGGCACGTTCGTCCGCGTCGAGGGCGAGGCGGACCAAGGGCCAGAAGATGCGGCGCAGGAGGTCGATGGCGGTCACGGGAGCACGCCAGCGCCAAGAGCCCACGCGGCGACCTGGTACCCGCGCAGGGTGATTGCCGAGACACCACCCACGAGCGTCGTCAGCGTGGCTGCGGCGAGCTCCGCAGCCGCGGCCGTGCCGGGTTGGTCGCCGTGTTGCCACAGCCGCGCCAGCGCCTTGCGGGCGGTGAAGCCGAGGGCGTTCCACGCGACGGGGAGGTCAGGAGGGTCGAACGGGGGCGGGGTGAGATTGACCGGCATGGCGAGTCCTTACGTGGAAGTGCCGGGGCTCGAGGAGCGGCCGGCGACCGCTCCCACACACCCGGATATACCCGCGACGATGGCGCCGAGCGTGGCCCCGTCCGCGTGACCGGTGATGAGCGCCGCGACCCCGAGCACGGTCAGACAGACCACGCCCGCGAGGCCGACGAGGACCGTCCGCGACATACGGTCGCGCGACAGGATGCGCACCGGGCGGTGAGTGTCGGCGGGGTCGGTCACAGGGGCCATGCGGCGGACCTGAAGCGGTAATCGGCCGGCGCCTCATTCCACGCGGTCCTCATCGCCATGTCTGCGATGTAGAAGACGTCCGTTTGCGTGCCGGCGTTGATGCGGCCGATGTAGACCGTGCCCGCCCCTGCGCCTGCTGTGGCTCCGAGCGTCGGTGCGAGCGCGTTGTAGACCAAGACCCGGCCGATGAACACGCGCAGCCACGTGTTAGCCGCGCCGTTCGTCGACTGCGTTACCTGGATCAGAATGTCCGCCCACTGCCCCGTCGCGTCGGGAATTGTGGCGCGGCTCGTCAAGTTCGTGCCGTCGAACAATCCGAACCCCGTGGCCGACAGCCCAAGCTCGATGCGCTTCGACCCGCTCGCAGTCGCGTCGGGGCTGTAGCTGATCGACATGCGGTCGGTCGACGCGCCGAGCGTCGAGGCAGGTAGCCAAACCTTGAGGTAGAGCTCATAGCTTGAACTCGCCGCGGTCCAAGTCGCCTGGATGTAGCTCGACCCGCTCGACCCGCCCGGCGTCAGCGAGTAGCAGGACACACCACCCTGTGTGGTGCTCGCAATGGTCATGTTGACCGACCCGCCCTGCGTCCACCCGTTCGACGTGGGGTCGCCGTCCGCGGTCTTCCATCGGTTCGTCCACGACTCGGCAGCGTAGAAGCTGGACGCCGCCACGAAGTCGCCGGAACTCGCCGACGCCGCCGTGCCGAGCCCGGAAATCTGCGACGAGAGCAGGCCGGTCAGGTTCGATCCGTCAACCGCGGGCAACGACCCGCCCATGCCGAGCACGACGGCATTCCCGTTGCTCGTGCCCGTGTTGACGGTCGCCGCCGTGCCGAGGCTGAGAGCAGTGCGGAACGCGCTCGCATCAGTGACGCCTGTCCCGTCACCCGAGACGCCGCCACCGGACGAAGGAGGCGTGTAGCTCGACCCGGCGAGCACATGGGGCGCGGCGAGGATGCCCGCGGAGATGAAGAGCAGGATGAAGAGTGCGCGAATCATGGCGCCGTCCGGAAGAATCCACAGACCTGCACCGTCGTCGATGCCGTGGCCTGGATGGACACAGTGCGAAGGCTCAGGCCGCGCAGGGGGATCGTGATGCTCGCGCCCGACGCCACCGAAAGCTTGTTCGTGGTGTTGCTGCCGCAGTCAGCCGCGGCGGCCTCGCACACATGGACGTGCGCGGACCCGCCTTTGATGAACAACTCGGTCCAGTACAGCGAAGCCGCGAGCGCCGAAGACCCGCGCATGTCTTCGAGGCTCGCCGAGGTGAGCTCATCCCACGCGCCCGTGGTCGTGAGGTCCGTGCACCCGTGGCGAGTGCCGCGAATGTCCTGCGAGTCCTCGGCGCGGGCGATGCTGGTCAGCCCGAAGACGATGGCGAAGACGACGAACGCGACGGCCGCGAGCATGCGACGCCGCGCCCGGTTGGCGAGTAGTTCATCCATGGTGCACCTCTCCGATGTAGTCGCCCGAAACGGGACGGAATCCGAAAACGAAACCCTTGACGTTGGCGGTCGGGGCATACGGCCGAGTGCGGCGGATGACGCCTTCGCCGTGCTGCAAGCTGCCGAGTTGGCCAACCGCGTTGCCCTCGACCGTGGTCATGTACGACCGCTCCGGGTGCGTGGCCTCGGCGATGGTGATGTGCTCACCCCACGAGGAGCGCCCCGCACGGCCAACGACCACCACATCCCCCGCGCGCACGTCCTCGGGGCGCGTGATGCGGCGCCGCTCGTCGAGGATGCACAGCCGGTGCAGGCGGTACGTGGAACCCATGCCGCCAGCTTCCGGGGGCGACTTCTGCCGCAGGAGTTCCGGCCGCGCGCCGCTGCTGATGAGGCAGAACGCGGCGAACGCCCCGCACCACTCGGCATCCCCGTTCGCGTCGTAGTCGTCCGGCCGGGAGAAGCCGCACGCGCGCAGGTACTCGCGGATTCGGTCGGGCGAACCCGCGGGCGGCTCGCGCACAATGCTTTTCCACTCGGCGAGGGCCGCCGCCAATGTTGCATTCCCGCGGCGAGGGTCGAACGGCGTGAGCATGGCGGGCGTCGTCATGCTGCGGATTGTAGCGCGCGCACGCTGCGATTTGTAGACACACGGCGGGCGAGTGCCATCAATCGTAGCATGGTCGCAAGCGCGCCGCGGCGATAGGCTTGCAAGTAAGGCGTGCGACCGTTGGCGCCACTATGGAACAGGAGTCACCATGCACCGCCTTGCCCTAATCGCCGCCGTTCTGACCGCCTGCACGTCGCCCAACCGTGAGCACGACGACCCGGAGGCGATGTGCGCGTCCGACCCGCCGCCCATTCACGACGTATTCAGAATCAACGACGCGGGCGCCCCCAAGGGTTGGATCGGGTGGATCGACGGCGAGCAAGTGCACTGGACGCAATACGCGAACGGCGACCCCTACGCCGTCAGCATGGGCGGGAACCGCGTCAAGTGCTACCCGGGCGGCCTGCCTGCCGAGGTCTGCGTCGGCGACCCGTCCGAGGGCTGTGACTGCTACTTGCCGAGCGGCGAGGACGCCGAGTGCGAAACGGCGTGGCAGGTCCTCGATGGCTACTACAAGGCGGACGTGCGCGCGGAGGGTGCGGACTCCGCGCGCTAGCCGATGACCTGGCCCGCGTCGGTGCCGAGCAGGCCATCAGAGTCCGCGATGTACGCCCAAGTCCGCTGCGCCGCCTGCGCCTGCCCGTAGATGCGCGCCGAGATGATGTCTCCGACGCTCGCACCATGGCCGACGATGGTGATGGTGTTGCCCGAGACGCCGGTAATGGTGTGCTTCACCCGGTTCGCCCAATCGCCCGGCGCAAACACGTTGACCACGTTGCCGGCCGTGAACGACGCCGCATCGGCGCTGCTGTACGTGTCCGCGTCGACCGTGAGTGTGTTCGCGGTCGGCGTCGCAGTGACCACCGCGCTCTGCGCCCACCCGCCGACGTAGGCAGGAAAGGGCCGCAGTTCGAGTTCCAGGCGATTCGCTTCAAGGTCGCGCCGGAAGCCCACCACGCGGCAGACGGTGCCACTCGCGCTCGTCGTAGGGTCGATGCCGCGGGCGTAGCTTGAGGTCAGCGTGACGACCGACCCGACGCCGATTGCGATGGCCCCCGGCATGTCGGCGCGGATGGCGCACTTCCACCGGATTCGAGGCACGCCGACCCGGGTTCGCGCATCGGCGATGATTTCGGCGGCGGCCTGCGCGCGACCGCCTGCGCTCGTGACGTGCACTCCGGGCAGGTCGATGACCAACGGATGGCCCGAGTCGGAGCCGGCCGCGTTCGTCTCGACCGCGCACGACACGTTGACCTCTTCGGCCGTGTCGCCCGCATAGTTGAGCTTCACGACGTAGCTGCGGACGGTTCGCCCGTCAATCTCCGTGGTCACCGGGTCGCGGCCGTTGCGCGCCTCGAGGTCGTTGTCCGTGAGCGTCAGGACCGAAGCACGCACGTCGAGCGCGCCCATCGGGACGAGCGCCACACGCCACGAGTCGAGAGATTCGCTGTAGACCGATGCGACCTGCGCGCCCGACGCGAGCAGAAGCCCGGCGCACTGCTCGGCGATGGACCGGCCGCGAACGGCCTCGTAGTCCTGCGCCATCAGCGGCCCGGGGGCGCCGAGCCCGGTGAACGTCAGGAAGTCGAGCGCCCTCGCCGGCAGATTGCACCCGATGGGCATGGTGTCGTAGGTGCCGTGATTGTCTCCGTCCCCGGTGCCCGAGACGAACAGGCGCAGCATGTAGACGCCCGGGTCCGAGTCATACGCCGCGGCCACGACCTGCACTGACAGCGGCGGGTCGGACGGGAGTTGCACGATGGTCCGCTGATTGTCCGGGTTGACGACCGCGAAGAAGTAGACCGTGGCACCCGTCTCCGGGTGCGTCGCGCTCGTCGACCCATTGATCCACATGCGCACGGAGTCACCGCTGCCGATGACCTCGATTTGCTGTTTGCCGCCGCCGCCCGTGTAGATGTCCGCGGAGAAAGGGCCGATGTAGGGCTCCCCGCTCTGGTACCACCACGCGGCCGGGCCTTGATGGATGTACCGCTGCGACGGGGAAAGCGTCTCGTGCGCGGTGATTGGCTCAGGCCACGGGATGCTTCGTCCGCCCGGCCGATTCGCGGTCTTCTCTCCGCGCACGTCGTCTGCCGTCTCGCCAATCATCCACCCACCGACGCAGTGATTCGACCCGCGAATGGTCGAGACCTCAGCAATCGCGCCGTTCGGCCCGTCCTGCTGAATCGTCGCGATGAGCGCCCACGAGTCGCCGACCGGGGCAAGACTGACCCGCGTGATTCGGTCCTGCCGGCCCGTGTCCGTCGGGTCTGCCCAGCACGCGATGACCGTCTGCCACGTCTGCGGCGTGTTGATCACGTCCATGAGCCGCCGAGGCCATGCGACCACCTGGTCAGCGGCGCCGGTCGGGTCGACAAGCAGAAGCGGGCAGCGCGTCGAGAAGATAGAACCTGTCCGAGCGCTGATGTAGCAGGGGCGGCCCGCCGCGAGCTCGTCATCGACGAGTTGCGCGAGCGTGCTCGGCGCTGCGAACGACATCGCAGGGGACGCCCACGCGGTCGCGGTATCCCGCTCAGTCGATGCCGCGCTCGATGACTCCCATTCAATCAACGGGTCGCGCCCAAGCGTGTCGACCGCCGCTGCCGCTGCCGTCTGGAGCGTCACGGACCCGGTTGCGCCATCGGCAGCAGATGCCCACCCTGAGAACGCTTCGAGGTCGATGCGCATCGACAGGTCGAGCCGGTCGCACTTACCCACGCGGAACTGATGCGCGCCGCCGACCGACTTCGCGGTGCGCGCGAGCGGCCCGACGCCGAGCTTGTAGGCGGCCACCGCGGACATGGGCGCAATTCGAAGCGTGCACGTCGGCCCGTCGCACGTCGGCACGGACTCGATGACACCTTCCCAATAGCACTCCCAATCGATAGGCACGCCGGCCCCGTCGAGCGCCGCGACGTGGATGGTCGCATGTCGCCCGCGCCACGTCGTCACGTCCGAGGTGACCACGGGCCGTTCGTTTGTGGCCGTGTCCACCGGGTGTTCCTGAGAGACCCAGTTGTCAGCGCCGCGGACGCAGCCCGTGAACCGATACGGATTGGCGCCGGTGCCCGCGCCCGCTGCGGCGTCGGCCCAGATGACCTCGTGTCCGATGTGAATCACGCCGGGCAGCGTCCACCCGCTCACGTCCTTCGTGACCTCGATGGTCGTTGCGCCGGTCAAGGCCGGCGCGTGCGTCAACGCGGTCAGGAGGTTCACGCGCCGAGTCGATGACGCAGGCCCGGCGACGCGCATCAGGTAGTCACGCGGGTCGATGCGCGCGCCGGCCAACGTCCGCGCGTCGGTCGAGCGGATGACCACGGTGACCGACGGCTGCCCCGCCACGGGTGCCACGTCGTCAATGCGGGCTTCCACCGCGCCCACGTCGAGAACGGCGTCGAGCAGGTCGACAGGAGCGCGCGCCGTCGTGCCGTCGGAGTAGTAGACCCGGCCGGCCGTGACGTTCGTCCCGGGCGCCGCGAGGTCACAGAAGCGGTACGGCACGCCCTCGATGGCGATGCAGTAGGCGACGCGGCGGCGGTCGAGCGTGGAGAATGCCGTCACAGTGAATCCGGGGGTACGGGTTGGATGATGGCCGAGACGATAGCGCAGTACGTGCCGGAGAATCGGAAGACCACGACGGAGCCGGCCTTGTCCGCAAGGTTGAATCGACGCGGCGGCGTCGGAGACACGCCGCCCTCGTCGCCCGTGGTGTAGCGGTTGGCGGACTCGCAGAGGAACGGCCGCAGCTTGTAGACGCCCCGGTCAAGCGTCTCGTCGCCGCGGAGGTCGCGCGCCTCGCGGGTCCACGTCGCGCCGACCTCGACGACGGTCCCAGAAGCGTCCACGACGTCGACCGTCAGCGAGGGGACGTGCGTGCTGTGCTCGTAGGCAAGACACCACACGCCGAGATGCACGATGCTGACGGCCTCGGGCACGTAGTAGATGCCGTAGGCCGTCTCGTAGTGGTCGACCTCGCCGAGCCGATAGCCCACGTCGGTCGAGCCGCTGAGTTTCGGCCCCTGGTAGACGCTGAGAGAGGCGAACCCGCGCACGTGGACCGCGTTCAGATGATTGAGCGCGCCGGCCGCAGTGACCAACGTCCGGCCTGACACCAGGCGTCCGATGTTCGTCTCGGCGACTGCAGGCGGGCGCCATGCCATCGGGACAGGCGAGCCCATCAGACCCCCCACACACAGACGCCGCGAATCTCCGCGGTCGTCAGGCCGTCAACGGCGCCCTCAAGTTCGTAGAGGTTCACGTCTGCATCGGTCGCGGTCGGCTTTGTCCAGATGAGCAATGCGACCGTTCCCCATCCGTCTCCGCGGTTGTCGGTCATGTTGCGCAGGACTCGGCGACGGGGCAGGGTCATGGTCTGACTGTACCACGCGGTTGCCGTGCCGACGCCGACGTCGATTGCAGCCGTGGCGAGCGGCTGAAGCGTCGCCGAGTCGACCGCCACCACGCCGATGACGGTGGCGCTTGCGGCCTCAGTCGCGCGCACGTTGACCGTGACCGTCCACTCCTTGCGGGCGGTGTCCTCCCAAACGGGAACCGTCCAGATGTGCGGCCAGGCAACCATCGGCCGCCCGTCGTTGCCGAGCGCGGTGTTCTCGACGCCCGACCACGATACGTAAACGTGCGGAATTGCGCGGATTGCCGTCAGATTGTTGACGAGTTGCGCGCCCGCGTAGCTACCGACCGTCTCGTCGGCGAGGTGTTCATCCTCGTCGAAGGGGATGGCGCCAGCACCGTCTGCGCCGGCCGCAAGTGACGCCTGCGCGGGGACCATGACCATCACGCCGCCGATGCTGATGGTCGTGCCGTTGGCATCGAGCCATAGTTGCACCACATCCGACCCACCGCTCGTGTCGACCGTGAGCGCGAGCGGGCCATATAGCGCCCACGATGCGGTCAACGCCTGCACGCCCGTCACACCGCCAGAGCCTGCCCGAAATTCGGCCGTGCCGAGGATGCCCGCCGCGTTCTTCGCGTAGATGTAGCAGTCGACCGACGTCGCCCCGCGCGTGTCGGGAATCTTCCATTCGCACACGACCTGCGCGGTCGAGCTCGTGTACGTGACCACCGCGGCCCCAGGCGGCGAGCTCGCGTGCCGCAGCGGGAACGCCTGCTGTATCCGCGGCGTGCCCGACCCGGCGTATGCCTGCGCCCAGTTCGACGCCTGGAAAAGCGCCGCAATGGACTCGTCCAACTGCTGACCGGCCATGAGTTGACCGATGTCCGGCGCCGGTTCGGATGCGGGGATGGTGTTAGCCATCGAGCGCTCGCAGTGACCACGAGGCCGACGTACGCGTGCGAGGGGCGCCCGACGCGAACGCGAGCCGCATCGTCCGGTCGGCCCCCGTGGCGACCTCGGCGCGCATCCTGCCGACGATGGCGCCGGTGCTCGAGACGAGGGTCGTACTCTGCGCAGCCGGCGTGAGGCCCGCGGCGAGCTGCGCGTGGAGAGAACGACCGATTCGCGGGTCGTCCCACCGTGGAACAAGCGTCGCCCGCGCGCCGGGGTAGAGGTAGGGCGAGACGCGGTGCAGAAGCTGCTGTTCTTCGTCGAGATACGCCGCGTTGGCCTCGACGTAGCCCACGCCGCCCACAATGTCAGCGGACACGGACACCTCGCGCCAGGTTGCCCGAGAGCGCCCGGCGACGCGCCCCGAGCCGAGGTCGAGCGCGGAGCCGACGTGCTCTCGCGCGTGGTCGACGACGCGCAAGCCCGAGCGCATCAAAAGCAACCCCTGCGGCGGGTACGTCGCGGTCAACATGCGCACGCCGAGGGCGTTGATTGCCACCTCGTCGCCCGTGAAGCCGAGCATCCGTCTAAAGCTGGCCGACACCCACGTGACCGTGTAGCCTGAGCCGAGGTCGGCGTCCCACGACGTGAACACGCGGCCCTCAGCGTCGATGCCCCACCGCATGCGCTTATTGCCCGCGTCTACGGCGTTGTTGTCCCACTTCTCCAAGCACTCGGTCACCGCGTCGCCATCTGCCCCGCCCGCCGTCGTGAGGTAGGTGGGCAGGCTGTGCACGTAGGCCTGATAACTCGGGAACTGCCCGGTGCCAGACCCGTCGTCGATGGTGAACAGGCTCTGCGTCGTCGCAGGGAATCTGCCGCGCGTCCACCGCGAAGTGCCCGTGATGACCTCGGCGCCGCCCGACGTGACGCTGTTGAGCGTGCCGCCCCATCCCCACGGGTCCGTGACGCCGGCATAGAGGGTCAACGGGACCGCGGCGCCGGTGACCGTGAGCGTCAGGAACCCGCTCGAATTGATGGAGAATGCCGGCGTCCCCGTGAGCCCAGCCCCGGCCCATCCCGCGGCGACCTCGGCGGACAGCGTGCGGAAACTCGCCCACCCGGTCAGCATGGCCATCACGTCGGGGTAGTGCCCGGCGTCGTGCATGGACGCGAGCGCGGGGGCGGCGACGTTCGTGGCGTTGCGCGAGTAGAGCGTCGAGCCCGCCCACTCGCTCATGTCCAGGCCGGCCATGATTGCGCTGCTCATCAGGCGGCCCCCATCGCAAAGTGACCGTTCATGCCGCCGCGGCGGGATTCGCGTTCGTTGGATCGTCGCATGATAGCGGCCACGGGCTCCTCACCAATCTGGACGGAGACGTACACCGGGGCCTCACCTCGGCCGCCACCGCTGCCCGTGCCGACCGCGGCAGAGCTTCCGCCGCCGCGACCTCCTGCCGATGCTCCGGCGCTCGACCTGCCGCCCGCGCCGAGCTTGTCCGCGCCGAGGGCTCGCGCCGTCACGCCGAGGGCCGCGCCGACGCCGAACATAACGGCACCGGCCGCAGCGAGAGACGGCGCGGAGAAGCCGAGGATGGGCACAAGCGCCGACGCTGCGGCGAGCCCTTCCAGGAGTACGCCATAGCCGAACGCCTGCGCAGAGATGCCCGCCAACGCGTTCCCTGCGGCTTTGGCCACGCCCTTCGACCCCGCGCTGCCGCTGATGATGAGGTTGGTCATCATCGACCCGACCGCGCCCGTGATGACGGAGAGCGCCTGCGTCAACATACCGCCCGCGTCGGTGGCGCTCGACACCATCCGCGCGAACGCCCCATCGAATGAGCCCGCGAGCATGTCCATGGCGTTCGCCGTGTTCGCCGCCTCGGCCTGCACGCCCTGCATGTGCGCAATCATCATGGCATTGCGCTGGTCCTGCGCAATCTGGAAGTCGGCCGATTCCTGAGCCCGCGCGCGCGCTGCTTCGGCCGACGCGTCGTAACTCTCGCCCGCCATGCCGCCGATGCCTGCGAGCGCGCCAGACTCCATCGCACGGCGCGGAGACTGCTCGGCGGCGATGCGTCCGACCGTGGCGCCGAGGGACGTGTCGACGGCCCGACCGCCACGACCGCCACGACCGCCACTGCGGCCCGTCGACTCGTAGGGCGCGGACAGGCTGCGCAGTTCCGCCGCCGCCGCGTCGTAGGCCGCACGGAATCCCCGGCGCTGCTCGTTGATCTCAATCTGCCGGCGCCGCAGGTCGATGGCGAGCGGGTCGGTCGGCAGAAGTGTGCCGGCGCGGGCCTTGTCGATGTCGAGCGCGGCCCGGCGCCGCTCCAACTCGGCGACGCCCTCCAAGGACTTCCGCTGCGTCTCGCGGGCGGCCTCAATCTCGCCTTGAAGTTTCTGCGCGCCCATCGCTTGGTCGAACGGAAGCTGCTCGCCGCGCACGCCGAGAGCACCGCCGACCATGGCGAGTCCGGCGCGGGCCTGAGACACGCGCAACTCGTCGAACTTCTTCGCCGACTCCGTGGCGACCTTTGCGACCTCCTGCCCGTAGGCGGTCATCGCGTCGGTCATCATGCCGGTCTGAGTCGTCGTGTCCTTGAACAGCTGGTAGAGGCCGTACAGGCCCGCAGCGGCGCCCGCGATGATGGTCCCAAGCTCCACGCCCGGGATGATTTCCGCGGCCTTGCGCAGCATCGTCAGGCCCGCGGATGCGAGGGAGCCGGCCTTGCCGAGCGCGCTCGTCTCCTTCGTAAGTTCGCGCGTCGGGTTGAGCAGCCCGTCGAGTTCCTTCTTCGCGGCCTGCTCGGCGCGAATCTTCTTCACGATGGCCTGCTCGGCGTCTTGCAGCGCGAGCCGCTCGCGGACCAATCCCTCGTCGAGTCGAGCCGCAGCGCGAGCCGCCTCGTCCGCCGCTTTCGCCTGCGCGCGCTCGGCTGCCGCAACGTCGCGGTGCGCGGCTGCAGTCTCGTCCGCGCCCGAGACGGAGAACTCGAATTCCGTCCTACCGATTGCCATGGGCCGCCTGCTTTCGTCGACTCTCGGCCATGTGGTCCGCCTCGACCGCCTGCCACTCGGCCTTGACCGTCAACACGGCATCGGCGAGCGACGGGGGAAGCGAGTCGAGCGCGCCGACCGGCTGCCCGGCGTTAGTCCATGCCACCGCGCGCATTACAGCCACCACCCACTCAGAGCGGGCGGCCCATTCGATGCACAACGGCACGAGCTCGCCGCACGTCCAGCCGTAGATGGAGGGCTCCCGAGTTTCAGGGTGCGGCACGCAATCGCCCACGTGGGCTTCCGCCGAGCCGTCGCAAGTGCCGTCGCAGTCGATGCCGGGAGACGCGCCCGCATGGATTAGGTCGGCCCGTCGGACAAGGGCGCGCAGGACGAGCCGACCGATTCCCCCATGTGGGACCACGCGTGCGCAAGGCCGAAGACCTCCGCGGAGTATGCCGGCCAGTGCGCGCCGATGCCGCCCGGGCCGTGCAAGGTGTCGAGCGGGAAGCGGCCCGTGGTGACGGCCGGGATGCCTTCGATACCGCTGTCCACGATGGCGCGCTCGAGGACGCCCATGATGTAGGCCCCCGAGTAGCGAACGGCGCGCGCCTTGGGGTCGCTGAGCGACGCCGAGGCCAATGCCGCATGCTCCTCGGCCTGCGCGAACGCCTCGCCCGAGAGCGCCCGCAGCGTGACGCGGCAGACACCGGAGAGGTCGGCTCGGAGGCAGGTGGGGTCAAGCGTAGACCGGAATCGGTCCTCCTCGGCCTCGATTTCCTCGGCCGGGGTGCCGGCGAGAATGCGAGCGAGCCGACGCTCGCGATACTCGGGGTCGGAGAGCAGGGGCAGGACCGTGATTTGCCCGGTCCTGTGTGCGCGCTTGAATGCCATGGGAACTCCCGTCAGGCCGTGAACGCGAGGACGAATTCCAGGTTGCAGGCGCCGCTCGACCCGTTGTCGCCGGTGTAGTCACCGGCCCGAAAGCTGACCTCCTGCGTCTTGTCGGTCGGCGCGAACGTCACGCCGGGATCCGCGGCGACCTCCGCCGCGCCCACCCACACGCAACACCCGTTCCCGGCCGCGTTGGCTCCGGCCGCCGTGAAGCCGACCGAACGCTTCTCGCCGAGGCGCAGGACTTCGCGCCAGTCCGCGCCGCTCGTCGGGGCCGTCTGCGTGAACGACCCCTCAAGGTTCGTCGCGGTCACTGCCGTCTCGCTGCGACCGCTGCGCGTGGCCTGGTCCGCCACCGGCTGCAGGTCGTTGACGATTTTCGCCGACCACGTGCGCGCCGGGAGCGCCGCTGCGGTGCCCGACCACGGGGCCGCGTCGCCGGCATGGTCCTCGGTCACGAGCATGGGCGCGACGAGGGTCACGAGCGGGGTCGTCGCGCCGGACGCCGCGCCCATGGGGAACGGTTCGGCGGCCGTGATGACCGCTGCCGCCCGATACTCGCCGTCGGGAAACTCGACCTCTGCGCGCCATGCGAGCGAGCTCGCGCCGGTGCGCATGACTTCCATGCTCTTCATCCGGCCGCCGACGCCGATGAGCGTCTGAGCGGCATCGGCGAGCGCGAACTGAGCGACCACCGACGAGCCCACCGACCCACCGCGCGCCGGGTACCACATGTGACACTGACGGACGGTCGCGGTGCCGGCCGCCGCGATGCCGTGGGGCTCCAGGGTCGTGATGGTGTTGGTGGCGCCCGCGTCGACCTTGCTCGTCACCTTGACGAAGCGATAGGTCCCGTCCGCCTGCGTGACCGCGATGATGTCGCCGACCGCGATGGTCGCGTCGTTGCCCGGGCTCGGCGTGGAGAACGTGTTGGCCGAGATGTAAGTCCCGGTCGCGCTCGTCCCCGGCGTGCGAATGGTCGCCGCGCACCCGGAGGCCATCAGCAAGCCAAAGGCGGTATTGCTCGGCGACAGGGCGCCGAAGCCGCGCAACTCGCCTTCCATGCTCACGGTGCCCACGAGGCGCTTGACCGGCCCCGAAGCGTTCACCGCGGCTTCGACCCGGGCCTGCGACATGCCGCCCGAGAGCGTCACGTCAGAGCGGTCGTAGGCCACCTGTCGCAGCGCACCCGCGGCGTTGGCGAACGAGTCGATGGTGATTTTCACCGAACGGGCGGTAAGGCCCGCAATCGTCGTGTCGTCCAGCGCCCGCGCGTCGGTCGCGTCGATGGAGCCGAAGGCGGATTCCGCCGCAATCATGCACGTTGCGCCGTCGTTGATGCCGGGCATTTAGACCTCCCACTCTGCGAGGAACTGGATTTGGAGAATCGACCCGATGGACTCGCCGCTGTTGCCGATGGCTTCGGCGCGCTCCGGCTGTTCGGGCGTGATGTAGTGCGCGAACGTTGACCAGTTGGTCGCCGTCCGCAGGGCGCCGATGATGGCCGCTCCGTCACGGGCCATGGCGTCAGCGCGCTCTGTCTCGCTGCGGAATGCGGCACGGGCGTAGCAGACGCGGACGGCGCACCCGTGGCGCACGTAGGCGGCGGACGGGAGGCGAATCATCGGCCCCTCGTAGACCGCGCCGAGGGGGATGACCTCGAAGGCGCGGGCCACCATGAACGCGATTTCGTCGATGCCCACGGGCGTCTCGACCGCGCGCCGGGTGAACGGGACGCCGGCCTGTACGGTCGGGGTCAGCGCTGCGATGACGGCGGCGACGCCGTTCAGGACGTCAGAGAGAGCCACGGGAACCCCCTGCGGCCTTGCGCTGTGCCATGGTCATCATCTCGGCGAGGATGAGCTGCCCCTCGGCGTGGTCTGCATCGCTGAAGCCCATGAACTGCCGGTCACCATCGACCCGCGCGCCGTAGACCTGAGCCTCGCCCGTGATGCCGATGGTGGCCTGCGTGCGGGTCGACGAGATGACGCGGACAGAACGCGAGAGACGGCCTGAGAGAGTGAGGTCAACGCCCGTGCCGACGCGGCCCGCCGAGTTGGTCAGGCCCTTGCGGTTGGCGTCTTTGTATTCGGCGTACCCGCCGACGTAGAACTTGCCGGCCACGTCGCCAATGCGCGACGAGTCGTATCCGCCACCCGGCTTCTTCGGCCCTTTGACCCACTCGAATTCGATGCCACCGCGCAGGCCTGCGCCCGGGCCGGGGGTCGAGACGCCGCCGAGGGCGCGCGACGCCTGCGAGCGGCTGTAGACCTTGAGCGGCCGCGTGCTGTACTTGGCGAACGGCTGCCCGTCCACGCCGACACCGCGGTCGAAGGTGCGCCGGACGAGATGGTCGCGCATGAGCACGGCGAAGCGGCGCATGTGTTCCGACGTCCAGACGAATTCGGGCGTGCGCTCGCCAGTGTGGATGACGCGGAGGCTCATCGTTCACGCCATTCGTCAGAGCGGAACCGCGTGAACGGCGTGCGCGTCACCGCGTCCGAGTCCGATGCGTCGATGATGCTCGACCGCGTGGTGAACGCCCGCAGCGACACGCGGCCCGGCGTGACGTTCGATTCGCCCGCGTCGACCACGCCGTCACCGTCCGTATCGACCCACTCGACGCCTGCTTTGGAAATGCGGTCGAACTCGGCCGTGATGTCGCGCTCAAGCTGCTCGATTTGGTCGCGGCGATTGGCGCCGGCCTCTTGAAGCCCGCGCATCACGAGCAGCCGCGTCTCCATGGCGTGCGCGTTGCGGAACTGCTGCCCGGTCACGTCCTGAATCGTGCGGCCCTCGGGCAAGATGGCCACCACGCGCTGAATCAGCGTGTCCTGCGCAATCTCAATCTGCGGCGCCCACGAGGATTGGCCGGGCGGGATGTGCTGCGCGAGCCACGGCGACGACGCGACGAGGCGCGCGGACGTGAGCCCGGTCGAGAACGGGGCGCGGACGATGTAGAGCAGGCCCTCGTCGACGATGGGGTCCGGCGCGGTGAGGCCGTCGACCACGCCTTCCCACGAGACCGCGTACCGCACCGGGCCTTGGATGGTCGCCGGAGCCGTGCGCGTGACCGACCAGACCTGCCACGCCACGACGCCGCCCGATGCGATGGTGTGGGGCAAAGGCTCCGACAACTCGACCACGAACGCTGCTTCGGTCTGCGACACCATGCGCAGAACGCGCACGGGGACCTGCGAGGACGGGCCGTAGCTGATGAGCGCAGGGACCGGGAGGATGCCGGGGAGCGCGAAATCGGTCGCCGTGTCCGCGAGCGTGATGGACTTGCGGTCGCTGCTGATGGAGACGATTTCGTCCATTGCCCGCTGCGTGAGCGCGACCGTCTGCGTCGCCGCCGCGTAGTAGATGGACAGCGACGCCGAGGTCGCACGCGCGTTGGGGTGCGGCGGCGTCCAGATGAAGCTGAAGTCGTTGCTTGCGGCGTATCGGCGAGCAGTCATCGGCGCCCCTTCTTCAGCGACGGCGCGTTGATGAGCGCGATGTCAACGGCGGTCGCGCGCTTGAATCCGGCGCGGTCGGCCTGCCCCGGCAGCATGTGAAGCCACTGGTGCCGGCAGTTGTACCCGCCGCAGAAGTCCGCGACGGGCATCCCTGGGGTCTTGTTTCGGAGTTGCGCCACCTGGTCGCGCGTGAACGCAAGGCCGGTCGCGCCGACGCAGAACGGGCGCTGCAAGCCGTCGACCGGACCAGAGTAGACCCACAGGAACACATCACCTTCGGGGTCGACCTCGTCGGCAATGGTGTTGCTGATGATGCGGTCGTAGGCCGCGGTTGCCGTGCGCGCCTCGGTCACCATCTGCGGCGTGAGGTCGGTCACCATGTCGACGATGCGCTGACGCACGGCGTCGGGCGTCGCGTAGATGGCCTCGGACGACGAGCGCAACAGGGCATCGCCGAGGATGCGCCGGATGTTCGTGTCCCACGCCGACGCAGCGTTTTCGAGGGCGCCGCGCTGAACGGCCGTCCACCCTTCGACGTCGAGGCCGGCGAGAGGCAGGCCCGCGGCTTCGGCCGTGTTGGTCAGCGCCATGTCCGCGAGCTTGCGCAACTCGCCCGCCCACTGTTCGCGGGCTTCGGCCAAGATGGGCAGTTCGCCGTCGTTCACGTCGTCGATGATGGTCAACGCGTCGTCGAGGCTCATGGCCAGGACACGCCCGCGAACGTCGCCGCCCTCGCCGCGCTCGATCCAATCAAGGAGAGCACTGCCGAGGCCGTCTGCGAGTCGCTGGAGCGCGTTTTCGACGCCCGCGCCTGCATCCTGTGCAATCGCGTCGCGCTCTGCCATCCATCGGCGCACGGCCTCGGGCACGCGGGGTGCGCCGGGGCCGGGCTGCTCCAGGGTCAGAGCGTCAAGAAACGGGACGACAGGCCCCGACGCACAAGCGTGGAGGTCTGCCGTCATTTCAGCCCTCGCCCTTGGCCTTGCGGCCACGCTTGACCGGCGCGGGGGCCGGAGCGTCGGGGGTTTCGGGGTTGTGCGGGGTCGCCACACTGATGGCGGCGATGAAGTCCGCAGCGGCTGCCGCGGCTTCGTCGCAAGGGATGAGGCCGGCGATGCGTGCCACTTCCTCCGCGGTCGCGTCGCATGTCTCGCCTGCGCGGACGGGAACCCGTCCGACGTAGCAGACCGCGCCGGGGTGCTCGGGGAGGAAGCGGGCGCGCATCTTAGAGGCAGTCCGTGATGGTGGCGCCGAGGTCGGCGCTGACCACGAGCTCCGCGCAGGAGTGCTGCACGTAGGGAACCCAAACGTTGCCCATGCTCGGCGAAATCTCGTCCACGCCGGCCGAGAGGTAACCGAGGTCGCCGAGGCCGCCCATGATGGACATCTCGTCGACGGCGAGCGTCGCGGTCGCGAGGGTGCGGACGCTGGCGCCATCGGCCACGGCGTCGGCGGCGAGGCAGCCAACCCAGACGGTATCCGTCCAGATTTCCGCCTCGGTGTGGCTCTGGCCGAAGTTGGCGGTGTTCTTCCGGCCCTTGCCGATGTAGACCTTGACGCCGAGGGCATTCTGCAGCGCGGCCACGACGTCGGCGACGCCCATCGACAGCGACGCGGACGCGAGCCCGGCCGCCGTGCCGTAGTACACCCCGCGCATCTCGGCACTGCTGCCCATCGCCACCGCCACGCTGTGCGGCAGGATGATGGCGTTGACGTCGTTCCCGTGCGCGGCCTGCCGCACGGTGTCCAGGTACCCGCGGAGGTCGGCGAGCGGCTGCGCGCCGGCCGCGTTCCACTTGATGCCGGTCGCGAGGGCCGAGCACGCAGCCGTGGTCGTGAAGTTGCCCGTGGTCTGGTAGAGAGTCGCGTACCGAATCTCTTCGGCGGCGGCGAGCGAGTCACGCAGGATGCGGAGCTCGCGCTGCACGAGGTCGACCGGAAGCTGCGACCGGGCCGCGCTGAGCTTCGGGATGCCGTTGCTCTTGAGGCCGTAGGGCACGCAGGTGTAGGTCACGGTCGCGGGGTCCGCGGTCGTGATGGTCGGCAGCGGGGCGCCGGGCGTCGCCACGAGGGACTGCGGCGTGCCCATGCCCGTGGTGTGCGTGTCGACGAAGACCTTGCCGATGAAGGCCGGGTTGTCGACGCTGATTCGGGGCGTGGCGAGGCGGCCCACGAAGGACTGCACCGGCGCCGTGGTGGCCAGGAACCCCGTGTAAACGGGGTCGACCGGCCGGTAACTGGAGTAGGAAACGGGCATTGGTCAGCCTCCCTTACACGATGGTGTCGATGAAGCCGTGAACGATGAGCACATCGATCACGTCGTTGGCAGCGGCGGTCGCGCTCGACTTCTTGGAGCCGAGGAACTTGGCGCAGGGGTAGTCGCCGACCGCGTAGGGCTCGACCTCGCCGTCCGACGTCACGGAGAGCAGGTTGTGCGTGCCCGCCGTGATGGCGCCGTTGGCGACGGCCTCGCAGACTCCGGAGATGGCCACGCGCAGCGTCTTGCCGGTCGCGACCGTCTCGCGGGCGAACCCGAAGAAGAGGTCCGTGGCCGCGGTCGCCTGCGCGACCGTCAGGACGCCACCCGACTGCCCGGTCACCTTGAGCGCGTGACGCGCCGTGATGGCGCCGTCCGCGATGCAGATTCGCTCGATGCACCCGTTGTCGGTGTACATGTTCAGACCTTGCCCTCGGCGATGGCCGCGCGGGCGGCGTTGAAGTCGAGACCCTTCTCACGGGAGAGCTTGACCGCGGCGCGGATGGCGTCGGGCGAATCGAGGTCCACCGCCTCGGCCGTCTGCCCGTGGCCGAGGGCCACCACCGCGCGCTTCTCGGTCGAGCCGAGCACGCACGCGCGGACCTCGGCGCTCATCGTCACCACGGCGGCCTTCAGGCCGTCGGGCACGATGTGACCCTTGGCCTCATAGCCCTTGACCTCAGCGGCGACGGCCTCGGCGTGCCGGGCCTTCTCCACCGCGTCGAGGCGCTGCGCAAGGGACAGCACGTCGGCCTCGGCGGCGTCGGCCTTGGCCTTGAAGGTGTCGCGCTCGGTGCGGGCGAGCACGAGGGCATCGTGCTCGGTGCGCGAGAGCTGCACCACGTCGGCCGGCTTGTCGGTGCCGGCCCCATCTTTGAGCCCCATGGGGCCTCCTTTGGGGCTCTCGGCCCCGGCTGCGGCCCGTGCGAGGGCCAGTGAGTCGATGTTGTTCTGCCGCGGCGTCGGGGTCAGGCTCACGGAATGGAGCCCGCGCCCGAGCGGCTTGCCCGTCGCCGGGTCGTGCATAGTGCCGACCAGCGTGGGCGAGAAGAAGAGAAGCCCCGGGTTCGCGCCGAGCATCGCAGCGCCGGCCGCGGTGTACTCGGGAACGCCATAGAGGCCGTCGCCGGGACGGTGCTCAAGCGCGGTCACTCGGCCATACAGAGGCACGGCCGCGGCGTCGGTGCCGCCTGCCTGCGCGCCATAGAGGGCGTGCGCGTAGTCGATGGGGATGGAGAACCCGGCGCCGGCCGCGGTGACGATGGACGCAAGCAGTTCGTCCGTCACGTCGAGCAGATGCGCGCCGGTGTAGGCGTCGTGAAGCGGGCCGACGCGCATGAGCTGCGCGACCTTGCCCCGCACCAGGCCCTCGGCGGCAGGAGCGTGCACCGGGGCCATCTCACAGAGCACAGCGGAGAGAGGCAGCGGGCCGGGGGCGTCCACGTAGGTCGTAACCTCGTCGACGCGCACGGGCTCGGACAGGACCAAGCGCCCGTCCTCGCTGCGGCTGTAGCTCATGCGGTAGTACATGTCCTCGCCGGTGCCGCAGACCTCGCCGACCACGGACTCGCCCGTGATGCTGTCCTCTTCAATGCGAATCCACGGGTCGGAGCCCATCGGGGCGAGGCCGCGCAGACGCATGGTCACCGCGTCGCGCAACTCCTCGAGGAAATCGCCGAGGCTCTGCCCGTCGCTCGTCGGAATGGTCATCGCCATCAGGGTTTCCCCTTTCTCTTCCAGCGTCGCGCGCCGGGCTTTCTCGCGGTCGGCCCATGCGCGGCCGGGGTTGCCACCCCACAGAAGCCACGCGGTCAGCCACGGCGAATCGGCGGTCCCGTCCTCGGGTCGCGTCTTGTCGTGCCGCGCGAACCATGCGGGCGCTTCGACCGTCAACCATTCGACGCTCTGCGCCTCGCCTGCAGCGATGGAGCGAGCGCGGCGAACCGTCTCGGGCTTGAGCCCGTCGCCGCCCTTGCCGTCCTCGTAGAGCTTCAGGCCACGACGGGCGGCAGCAGACACGGCAGCAGGAGGTGTGCGGCGAATCGGCATCACGCGCCCCCGGCCGGAGTGGGCATCGCGGGCGCCGCAGGAGTCTGCGGGCGCAGGCCGAGACCCACGGCGCGTTTCTCTTCGGGCGGCGCCAGTTCAAGCGCGGCGTGGACCTTCGCTCGAGACTCGGGGCCAATCTGCAGGATGCCGGCCGCATTCAGCGCGGCCAGGCTGTTCAGATGCGTGACGAACGCTTCGGACGCCAGCCCGTCAAAGTGCAGCCGCGGCAGGTCGGCCGGGTCAACCTCACCGAACCGCCACTTGCAGATGCGCGGAATGAGGCCGGCGTTGACCTCCTCCGCGAGCCAATCGCACACCGCCTGCGCGCTCTGCCGCGACGCTGCAACCTGCGTTTCGCCAAGCGAGTAGGAGCCGCCACCCTCGCCGGAGCCCAAGAGCATCCATTGCATCGCGACGAGCTCATAGATGGAGCGCGAGATGTCGGCGAGTACTGCGTTGATGCGGCTGACGTCGTAGTCGGCCCCGAAGATGGACACGTCCCACCCGGGCGGAGGGACGAGGTATGCGCGGTCGCTCGATGCGTAGTCGGACAACATCGTTGCAATGTCGTCGGCGTCTTTGACCGCCTGCGGGCCGAGGCGGGCCGCCGTCTCGGCGTCGACCTTGGCGACCGGCGTACCCACGGCAAACCGCTGGACGCCCACAATCCGAAGCTGCGCGGCGGCGGCATGGTCAACGGCGAGGGTTGCGGCCGGGCGCAGAATGCCGATGCCGCTGAAGTCGGAGCGGGAGACGGGGCGCCACGTAAGGCGGAACAACTGCGAGGCGGGAATCTCGACGCCGCGACCGTAGCCCGAGAGCGGCTGCTGCACGCACCCGGCCAGTTCTTCATCCTCGCCCATCAACCACCACGCGATGCTCGCGGGGTCGCGGTACTTCAGGACGGTGTACCACTCGCCTTGGTGTTCCTCCGCGATGGTTTCCCACACGCCGAATCCGTACTCGACGGACCCGAGAAGTTCGCCCCACAGAGACGACCACCGCACTCCGGCCGGGCTTGCATACCCGATGCCGAGGCAGGCTTTGACGTGCTCGGCGTAGGCGATGGCGTTCGGCGTCGGTTCGGCGCCTTCGACCTTGCCCGGTTCGATGCGCGGCGTCGGCACGCGCATCAGGTCGCGCCACATGCCGAGGGCCACGTACACCGGAGGGCAGACCAGCGCCGACCGCATGGCCAGGATGCGGTCAGGGTGTGCCTGATACCGGCGGGCAGGCTCGTAGGCCGCGCCGTTCGTCGTCGTCGGGCCACCGATGCGGCCGATGGGCGCTTCGACTCGTCGCGAGTCGTCGCGCATCACCAGTGCCCGCAGTTTGTCGACGATGCCGAACATGGCCGCCACGCTACACGGGGCGGTGATAACTTTCAACTATCAGCGCGATGTGGCGTGAAAGCCTTGGCCTATCGCCCGCCCCGTGACGCGAGCAGTGCCGCGGGGAGCTTGCGGGGTTGCCCATGCTGTGGCGTGGTCGCGATGCCCGGCGAGTCGAAGAGGTGCCAAAGCACGCGGCGACTGAGATAGCGCAAGCAGTCGACGGCGTGGTCGTGAATGCCGTCCTTCGTTGGCTCGTCACGCCCGCGAGGGTCCCATGAGTAGCCCAGAAGCGACCCATGGAGCGTGCGCGCGGGGTACTCGCCGCCGGGCGCTTCGACCATGGCGCGCGAGAACATGAGCTTGCGCCGTTCGATGGCGAGCCGCATCCGATTCAACGACCCGACCACCGACCGGCGCTCTGGAATCGTCTCGACGTGCGGGCGGATGCCGAGGCCATCAGGCGGGGCGCTCGCTATCAGGTCGAGGTCGCTGTGCCCCGTCTGCGCGGATGTCGCAGCGCCGGCCGGGTCTGCAATCACCTCGTCGAGCGGATAGCGCGGATCCTTCGCGCCGCCCCACATGCGGCGCGGCACGCAATCGGCCGAGATGCGCCGGCAGAAGGCGCCAAGGGTGATGCCGGTCCCTGCTTTGACGGGCGGGCCGACGTGGAACCATTCGCGCAGGACGACCCACCGGCCGCGCTCGACGTCTTCGGCCGCGAGGATGGCGTGTGGATTATTGCCGCCGAGGTCCATGGAGAGCACGAAGCGTGTGTTGCTCCAGTCGGTCGGAGCCCAGTCCGTGAGCACGCCGTCGGGCTCAAGACGCGCGACGTACTCCTCGACAATCTGCCCCTCGGGCGACCACTCGTGACCGTCGAGCATGGCGCGCGCCTGCCGCTCGGTCATGGTCGCGCGGACTCTCGCCTCGTAGCCCGGGTCGTTGTACGTGTTGTCGCGCGTCTGTGGGCGCCATACGCGGCCGCCGTGGCGCAGGGTGTCCGCACACCACCACGTCGACACCGGAAGCCCTGACGCCACCACCACGGGCGCGCATTGCTGCCCGGCGAGGTCAACGGCGGCGACGCGCGTCCGCTCCTGCCAGACGGTGAAGTAGCGCCCGTCAATCTGCTGGCACTCGTCTGCAATCAGCGCGTGCAGGTTCATGCCCTCGATGGGCGAGCCTCCGATTCGCGGGTCTCCGCTCGTGTCGAGGTGGCGCAGGCGAACGACGGACCCTGACGACCACCGGAACTCGGTATCGGTCGCGCGCCACTCGCCGCCGCAGCTCGCCGCAATGGACGACATGAGCGGGAGGTGGATGTCTCGCAGGGACTTGTAGGAGTCCATCACGAGCGCGACTTCGCAACCTGGTCGCGTCGCCGCAATCATGCACGCGGCGACCGACACGAGGGCCGATTTGCCGCTGCCCTTGCCCCCCGCCCACGCGCAACCGACCGACCCCGGCCGCAGTATCTCGCGGAGGGCCTGCGCCTGCCACGGAAGCGGGTCGAACGATTCGAGCCGGAGCCCGGCCATTAACCGCCCTCGCCGGGCTCCGCGAGCTTGCCCAGAAGGGCCGCGATGCCGCGTGACGGGTCGTGGGTATCGACCGTGACCGTTTGCTTACTCGACCACGAATCGCCGCGCCGGCGCTCAAGCCACCACTGCGCGGCCTTCGCGTCGCCGTCCTCGGCGGCCTGGATGACGATGCGGGCCATGCGGACTTCCGCGGCGTCGCGCGCGCGCGTTGCTTCCGTGAGAAACGTGAAAAACGGATCCTCGCCTTCGTTACCCCGCTGCTTCCACAGGGTCAGCGTCGCCTCGTCAAGCCCCGCGTGAGCCGCAGCGGCAGCCCACGACACCCCAAGCGCGAGAGCTTCGCAGACGAGCTCGACAACTTCCGGCGTGCATTTGGTCGGTCGGGCCATAGGCAAAAGCTATCAGCCGAGACGCAATCACGCAACCGGATGGCCTGCGCGGTCGGCCAACACTTCCAACTCCGCGTCGATGCCGTCGAGCATCACCATCATCTTGTGGCGCTCGTCGGCCATGATGAGGCGGGCGCACGCCGCGGCGTCGGCCAGCGTCGCAGCGCGAACCGTGACCGGGTGAATGCCGGGAATGCGCAGGGTCAGGTCGACGCCGGTTGCATGGTGGGCGACGGTTGCGGTCATTGGGGCGCAACCTGCAACGCGGCCTGTAGCGCATCCTCTTCGGTCGGTGCACCACCGACAATCGTTGCGATCCAGCTCCCAAGAATCATGCCGCGGGTCACATGCCACCCGTCCGACATCCTCACAACGCCGATGGAATCATCATCCCACGCCCGCCGCACGACCGCGAGCACGCCGAGGCGCGTCAGGTCGTCGTCGAGGTCAGGGACGTTGTCGTGCATTCCGCCGTCAAGGGTCGGGCCGGAAACGTGGCCGGCCTTGTGGCTTCGGAATCCACCGTCGCTGCTGACGATGCGGTTCACGGATCCGGCCAACGCACACAATGGCCGGCACTCCATGCACCCGTGGACGACCATCTGCATCCCCGGCAACCACATCCACTTCGGACACGCGACCAGCCGGCACGCGATGTTCAGGCGTTCTGCGTTCATGGCGTCACCTCCGACCCGAATTTGTGCGGCCCCGGGTGCAGCGGAAGGCGCAGGCATTGCCATCCGTGCCCGTCGCGCTCAGAGCACGCCTTACTTGCAAGCCTATCGCCGCGGCCTTCGACGCGCGGCGCACACTTCAAGTCGTGCCCGAATTCGAGCGCGCAGATGAAAGACACGCCGTCGCCGACGTCCACGAGCTTCATGCACTTCGCCTTCATCGCATCCACTCCAATCCGCGAAATCCAATCGCGTCAATCTCGTCCGGCCGCACAGTGCGCCGGCCCTTCGTCGATACGTGCAGGGCCAGCATGTGCGGCGGGATTGCCCACTCTCGGCCCCACGCGCGCAGTATGATGAACGCGATCCCGCCGCAGAGTTCCACGCGGCGAAGCTCGACCCACTGCCGGGCTTGAATCGCGCCGTTCTCGCTCGCATCTCCGGTCGGGTCGATGCCGCAGTCCCACGCGCCGAGCCCTGCGTGCGTCTTAGCCTCGATGGCGATGTGAACCCCGGTTTGGGTGTGCCCGGTGAAGTCGACGCCCTGGAATCCGTCCCACGCCGCCCGAAAGATGTGCCGGCCGCGGGCATCCCGCGACACCCTGCCGAGCACCGCAATCGGCGCACCGACGCGGCGAACGTAGGCGCGGCCTTGGGCCTCAAGCGTGCGGTGATAGCGGTCAAGCGCGAGCTCGAATGCCTCGCCGGTCGCGCGGGCGGTGCGTCCGGCGTGCGAGCGCCCTGCTGCTGCGACGTCTGCGGCGAGGCCGGTCATGCGTCCCCCTTGCGCGCCAACCCCGCGAGGTCGTCACGCTGCACCTTCACGTAGACCCCATCGGGCGGCCCGCCCGTGAGCAGCCGGTGCGCCTCTTTGCAGGCCCACGCGACGCCGTAGGGCCATGCGTAGGCGTTATCTCTGACCTTGGCGAGCATGTCCGCGGCCTGGATTGCGGACAACGCGCCCGACTCGACCACGGCGCGCAGGGCGTCGAGCTCGGCTTGCAGGCGGGCGCACGTCGCGTCGGTGTGCTTTTCACGGTCGAGCGCGGCGGCGAGTTCAATCTCGGCGCTCTGCGCCCGAATCGACCAATCCCCCAATCGGACTTCCAACTCCATCGCCCGCGCCTTGAGCGCCCGCCACTCGTCCGCGTCGGGCGGGATGTACGGCCGGCAGAAGCGCTCGGGATGACCCGCGTCGAGCACGCAGATAAAGCCCGTCCATTCGCCGTCGACCTTCGTTCCTGGGCATCGCTTCACCACTGCACCTCCTCCTCGGGGACGAGGCGGGCGAATGGGCCGAACCTCTCGGCCTCTTCGATGACCATCGGGTCGGCGGCAAAGCTGGCATGGTCGCCAGTGCGCTTGTCGGCCGGGTCGTGGAGGCACACCGCAGCATCCTTGCCGCACAGCCACACCGCGCCGTCGACGTCCTGCAAGAAGTCTCCGGGTTTCGCGTCTGCGAGCCTCACGCCGCCACCTCCATCCGCTCCACGTTGACCGGCCCGACATACTGCCGGCCGGTGATGCTGCCCGTGAACACGCCGCGACCGGCGGGCCACCTCGATTCGTCTTTCGCCTGCGCCCGCATGGCCTCAGATGGCGCCGCGCTGCGAGAGAGCGCCACGGAGCGCGCCTTCTCCTGCCGCGCCCTAAATGCGGCCTCCGCGGCCTCGCTTCGGCTCGGCTCCGGGTTGTCCACGCCGAAGTGAGCACGCACGGCGCCGCGAATCCACTCTTGGCGGTCATGCCTTGAAATCTCGTCGATGGCGATCAGCCACGAGACCGGCATCGAGATTCCAATGGTGCCATCTGCCGGCCCGCCGCGGTTGACCGGAGCCCGGGTCGCGCCGCAGATGGTCGGCAGCGGCTTTCCAGTCTGCCGCAGGTATTCGGCCGCCATCATCTCGCGGACGACAACGGCCATGGGCACGCCGCGAGAGACGGAGAGCCCGCTGACCATGTGCCGCAGTCCGGCGAGTTTGATTGTGACCTGCGAACGGCTGTCAGTCTCGTCCTTGTCCAGCTTCGCCGCTCGAGCGCGGAGTTGAGCGGATGTCCGCTGCACCAGGTCGAGCGGGCAGCCCGCAGCGAGCCATGCGCGCATCGCGACGCGGCACTGTTCGGCGATTCTGGTCTTGCCGGAACTGAGCGCGACGGCCCACTCGGCAGGAACGTAGACCAGCACTCCGCCTTTGGCCACGTTCTCGCCGGCCTTCGCGCTCCACGAGCGGTGCGCCTCGATGAGTCCCGGCATCGGGCGGCCCGACCGTTTCGCGTGCCACTCGACGGCGAGCCGAATCGCCGCGGATATGGCGAGATTCGACTCTTTGCACGCGGCGATGAATGGAATCATCAGGGCGTCGCCGCCCACGACTCTCAGTTGCATGTCTTACCCCTCCGCCGCGAGGTCGAGCGCCTCGGCGAGATTGCGCAACGCCTCCTGCACGGTCGCGCCCTGACTTGCGATGTCGGGGTCGAAAGACTGTGCGACGAACGCATCGCCGTATGCAAATACGACCACGAGGGCCGATTCGACGAACTCTATCGCCTTGTCCACTTCGGGACGTGCCATGTATCACCCCTGCCCGACGCGCTGCAGCATCGCCGCAACCCGGGCCTTCTTTGCGTTTAGCAACCGTGCACGGTCCTCGCGCACGGCCTCTTCCTGGCCTACCGGAATCGCCGTGTATTCCGTGCCGGCCGCGTCACTCTTACCGCTCAAATGGTCGCACAACGCCCGCAGTTTGTCACCCGCGCGACCGTTGAAAGTTACGAGAATCGACCCGGACTTGCCGCGCTTCGACGAGCGAAGGATGACCTCGCGCCGCTCCAGGCTGGAGAGCGCGCGGAAGAGGGACGACCGATTCACGCCGAACGTCTCGGCGAGTTCGCGCGCAGTTCCGCCGATGCTGCCGTCTTTGGCGATGGCGCGGCAGATTGCGCGCTCAAGGTCGGAAAGGCGCGCGTGCTCGACGATGGTGGCGATGGTGGTCATGTGGGCGCTCAATCAACGTGCAGGCCGCGAGAGGCGCGGCGGGTTGCGGGCTTGGGCGCAGGCTTCGGCGCGGGCTGCTCAAGGCTCGCACGGTACAGGCGGACCTCCTGCGCCAGCCGAAGCAACGCAAGGGCGCGCTCCACGCTCGGCGGCGCGGACTCAAGGTCGGACGCCGCGGCCTTGAGCATGCCGGGGATGTGCAGCGGGTCGCGGGCCGGGATGTGCTCCACGTCGACGCCGAGCATTACCGGATGGCCGGCTTGAATCGGCTGAAGCGCCTTCATCGTGATTTCGCTCATGCTGCCCCCTGCGCACGTCGCAACCCGGCGCACTGAATCTCGACGGCCTCAGCGCTGAGTGCCGTCAGTTCCGCCTGAGCCGCGTCCGTGCCGTCGATGTCACGGGCCTTGTGCGCGGCCAGCAACTTGCGACTCACTGCCACGCGCTGCCGCTGATTCTCGCGCAAGGCCGCGTTCGTCTCGTCGTCGAAGGGGAGTTCAGAATCCATCCCGGTCCCTCCATGTGTTGCGGGCGGCGTCGAATACGCAGAGCGCGGTTCCGAGCGGCCCGAGTCGGTTCTTGCGTACGATGATTTCGGCGTGCGTCGGGTCGGCGGCGTCCTCGCCGTTCATCCCCGGGCGGTACAGCATCAGCACGACGGACGCATTGTGCTCCCCGCGGCTCGACTCGCGGAGGTCGGCACTGACGGGGCGTTTGTCCGACCGCTGCCCGCCCGCACGATTGAGCTGCGCCCCGGCGATGACCACGATGCGGTGCCGCTTTGAGAGTTCGAGCAGGCCGTCCGCGACCTCGGCGACCTCCTGCTCTCGGCTGCCGTGCTTCCCGCTGGCGCGGACAAGCTGCAGGTAGTCCACGACCAGAACGCCGATGCGCTCCGGGTTGCGCTTGACGTGCCGGCGCACCTCGCGGTCAAGCAGGCCCACGGTCAAGGCAGGCGCGTCGAGGATGGAGAGCGGCCACTCGGCGATGCGATGCGTACTGCCGACAACCTGCGTCGTCTCGTCGCGGTCAAGGTCGAGCCGTTCCAACTTCCGGCCGTCCACGCGGGCGACGTTGCACACGACACGCTGCGCGATGGCCTCCGCGGGCACCTCGGCCGAGGCGTAGAGCACTGCGGCCCCGGCGATGGCGCCTTGCACCGCGGCGAAGGTGAGAAAGCCGGTTTTGCCGTGCCCCGGGGCGCCGCCGACCAGGTACAGGTGCCCCGGCCGGTAGCCGTCGACCAGGTTGTCGAGCTTGCTCAATCCGGTCCGCACGTACTGCCGTTCAATCGGCGTCGTCTGCCGGGCCTTGAAGTCGGCGAGCATGAGTTTCACGGCACCCGAGATGCGAATGGACGTCGCTCCGCTCGCCTTGTCGCCAACCGCGAGCAGGCCCTCTACGATGCCGTCCGCGACCTGTGCCGCGGCGTCGGTGTCGTCGCTGGCAGACTGGCAGGCGGCGAGCCCGGCGCGGCATGCCTCTTCAATGCCACGGAGGCGCGCGGCGGTCCGGACCCGCTTCGCATGGTGGCCGACGTCGCGCACAAACGGCGCGTTGCCCTCAAGCTCCGCAAGCCACGAAAGGGCGTCAGAGTCGATGCGCTCCGACCCGGTTTCGCGGTTCCATGCTGCGCCGCCCATGGTCGTGGCCACGGTTACGATATCGATGGGGTCGCCGCGGGCCACTAGCTGCGACATCGCGCGGAATGCCGATGCCGCCCGCGAGTTCACGAAGTCCTCGGCGCTGCAATGGTCCGAGGCAATGTCCATGGCATCCGTGCCGCCGACAAGGCAGCACGCGATGGTCAAGACCTCGGCTAGCTCAGTCCTGTTGAGTTTCATCCGAGAATCTCCGCAAACGCCGCGGCCGTCTCTTCGGCCGTTAGGGACTGCTTGGCCGGCTCCTGCGGTGTGGGTATGGGTTGCACCGCTTTCGCGCCTCCTGCGGCCTGCTGGGGCCGTTTCTGATACTCTTCCGGGGCGGCCCGCTGCATCCATCGCCCCGCGGAGATGATAATCTTACCCATGGGCATCCATTGGCCAGCCGCGGATTGCTTGGCCTGCCGCAACCCGTATTCGATTCGCGCCAGCGAGTAGCCGGCCTGGAGCCAGGATTCGAGGGTGTAGACCTCTGGGCAGACGCCGAGGATGGAGAACGCGGCGCGGGCAATCGGGAGGATTGCGTCGTGCGCCGGGTGATTCTGGATTTTCGTCTGCACTTCGTCCTGGGTGGCCTCGGCCACGGTCGGCGCCGGTGTTTCAACCGCACACACGCGCGTAACCTCCACTTCATCACCGTCTTTCTTCTCTGCTCTGCTCTGCTCTGCTCTACCGTTACTCCCGTTACGTAACGTTAGTAACGGTTCGTAACCGTTACTCGGCGTTACTGTTTCCTTCGATTGATCCTGCGCTCGCTTCCTATCCCTGAACCGCTTCTGCCGGTCGGCGTTCGTAGGGTCGCCGACGTGGCGCTCCCACTCGGGGCAGGCCCACCCGCAATCCGTCGACACGAGCAGGCCGGCCGACTTCAGCCGCTCAATCATCCCTGCGGCCTCGGCTTCGGAAAACACCTCGTCATGGTCGTCCGATGCGCGCCACGGGTCGAGGTCTGCGTCGGTCGCGAACCCGTCCCCGTCCTTCAAGCGGCAGAGAATCCAAGGCCAGATTGCGCGAGCGCGGGCCTTGCGCAATCGGGCGTCGGCGTGGGTGTCCTGATAGAGCTTCAGCCAATACGACACGATGACCCCACGCTAGAAACGTTCCCGGCTTCCCGCACGCGGCCGGTGCGCGCCATATCTCCGACGCCGAGCGAATTCCCGGCATTGTCGGCGCGGACCCCTGCCCGTCGCTGCTGACGGGTCGGGCAGAGCCTTACGGGCGAGACTTGAACCATTCACGGAGCTTCACCGGGTCGAGCCCGAGCAGTTCCGCAATGCGCTTGTTAGTCTCGACGCGCGGGACCGAGCGCCTGGACGCCCATTTGCTGATGGCGTTCGCTGTCGTCCCAAGCTCCTCGGCCAGTGCAGCCCGGTTCTTGCCGTTCGCCGCGCACCAAATCTCGATTTGTTCGTTCAGCATGCGACAACCGTAAAGAGGTCGGCGCCGCACGTCAATAGTAAAAGTGTGCTAAAAAAAGGCTACGAAACGACTTGCGCAAAGAATCTGCCCGGCGTACCTTCATCTCACAACCGGCGCACAGAGCGCCCACTGCAGAGGAGAAAGAGAGTGAAACTGAGAGAGAGCAACGACAACCTGCGGGCCGACCTGTACCGGCTTCAGGGTCGCGTGACCAGCCTCGCCCGGGTCAACCGCGAGCTCATCGCCAAGTGCCGCCGCATGGAGCGGGAGACGCAGAAGATGGCTGCCGAAGTGCTCCGCTCCGACATCCAGGCCGAGGCCGTGAGCGAGTTCCTGAGCGAGCGCGGGTCCTGCCCGGCGTGCCGCCGCGCGGCGATGGGGGCGGCGGCATGAGCGCCCTGCGCGAGCATCAGCTCGCCACCATCCGCGCCAACATCGAGCGGGCCATCGCCGCCCTGGGGGCCGGCAACATGTTTGGCGTCGCGCTTGAACTCGGGTCCGCATCCAACAGCGCATACGTCGCCGCGCTCAACGACGAATACGAGAAGGGGCAGCGCGAGGCCATCCGCATCTGGGCTCCGCATACCACGGAGGCGGCATGAACGCCATCAACCCTGCCGTCCTCGAATCGAACAAGGCCGGCCGCATCGTGGCCGGCGTCGACTTTGCCCGATACCGCGCCGCGGCCGGCGTCAACGTGTCGAGCCTTAAGGAGTTTAACCGATCCCCGCTGCACTACCGCCACGCGAAGGACAACCCGAAGCCGACGAGCGCGGCCATGGCGCTCGGAACCGCAGCGCACTGTGCGACTCTGGAGCCGGAGCACTTCGCCGACTCGTTCGCCGTGTGGACTGGAGGCCGGCGCGCGGGCAAAGAGTGGGAATCGTTCAAGGCCGACGCGGAGGCCCGCGGGCTGCCCGTGCTGACCGAAGACGAGGAGGCCGACGCCCTCGCCATCGCCGCTGCCGTTCGCGGCTGCCCCGAGGCCATGGTGTACCTGCGCCACGGCCACGCCGAAGTCAGCATGGCATGGCACGACGCGGAGACGGGGACGGCCTGCAAGGGGCGCGTGGATTGGCTGACCGCCATCGACGGCTGCGACGTTGTGGTCGGTCTCAAGACCACGCGCGACCTGCGGCCCCGCAAGTTCGCCGCGCATGCTGCCGACCTGGCCTATCACTGGCAGTGGGCGTTCTACTGCGACGGTTTCCAGGCCATCACGGGGCGCCTGCCCCTCATGGTGGAAATCGTGGTCGAGAGCGCCGCGCCCCACGCGGTAGCGGTCTACCGCATCCCGGAGCATGTCCTCGAGCGCGGGCGACAGGAGTACATGGCGGCCATGACGACGCTCGCCGAGTGCGAGGCGTCGGGCGTGTGGCCGGGGCCGGTCGTGGGCGAGGTCGACTTTGATTTGCCGGCGTGGGCCTACCCCGCCGACGAGATGACCATTGAAGACGCTGGAGACGAAACGTGAGCAACGACAACGACGACATCACCCCTCTTCTGGCCGCAAAGAGCGACCAGCTCAACGCCGACGACTTGATTGCCGGCCCCGTGACCGTGCGCGTCATCTCAGCGCGCATCACGGGCGGCATGGAGCAGCCGGTCACGGTCGAGCTCGACGGCGGCCACCGCCCGTGGAAGCCCTGCAAGACGACGATGCGCGTGCTGGCCGCGCTCTGGGGTTCCGCCCCGTCCGCGTGGGCCGGGCGCCTGGTGCGTTTGTACCGCGACCCGACCGTCAAGTATGGCGGCGTCGAGGTCGGCGGAATCCGCATCTCGGGAATGAGCCACATTGACGGGCCAAAGAAAATCACCCTCGCCGCGAGCAAGAAGTCCAAGGTCGAGCACCGCATCGACGTCCTGCGCGACGAGCCCAAGCGACCGCAGCCCCGCGCCGTGCAGCAGGACGACGCGCCGGCCCCGGGCGTCGACGACTACCGCGCCAGCGTGCGCGCCGTGCTGCGCGAGATGGGCTGCGACCTCGTGGGCTTCCTTGAGTTCTGCGAGGCCAAGACGGGCAAGTCCCCCGGCCCGCCCGAGACGTGGAACGAGCGCACGGCCAAGTACCTCGCGGGCAAGGTCCGCGGCGAGTGGGCGGCGGGCCTGCGGACGTACCTCGCGCCGCCCCCGCCAGTGGACGACGACAACCCCTTTGACGGAGATGCGGCATGAGCTGGATCAATCACACCATGGGTCCGCGCGTAACCATCGGCCCCGGCGACTTCAACCCACCGGACGACTCGCGGGATTACTACGCCGAGCCCGAGACGGAAACGGTGTGGAAGTTCGCGGGCTACAAGCTCGTGAACGACAAGCTCTGCGTCGTCGAGACGGCCGTGACGGTCGACACCAAGACGCGCGAGGTCGTGAAGTACGGTCGCAAGCGCAACCTGCCGATTGCGAGTTGTTTCCGTGCCGGCGCCGCACAGTACGCGCGGAAGCATCCCCGGAGCGGCCCGAAGCTGACGGCGTGGATGGACGCGCACTGGGGGCCGGCATGAGCGGCGAGCGGGCACTCTTTATCGTCGCCGTGTTCGCCTCCGGCTTCGTCTCAGCGGTCATGGTCGGCGCCCGCAACGGCGAGCAGATGGCCGCGGGTGTCGCCGACGTGCTCGAAACGTGCGACGAGCTCGCGCGCTTCGACCGGGCCGACTGCATGCAGCGGCTCGACACGATGGGAGAGGCACTGCACGAGCTCGGCGACCGCTGCGTTTTGGCGGTGCCCGAGCGGGACAATCTGCGCGTGGCTCGCGTAACACACACCGGCCGCGACTGCTGGCCATAGACACAGGGGAAATATGAAGAAGCTGACCAAGCGTGGCGAAGTGCTCGTCATGAAGTGCGTGGGACCCAACGGCGAATCGCACGGCTCGTTCATCTGGCCGACGAAGGTCGGCGCGATCGTCGAGGCGCCCGACTGGAGCCCGGCGGCGTCCTGCGGCAACGGCCTGCACGGGTGGCTGTGGGGCCTTGGTGATCTGAGTGCCGCGGGTGGCAGGGCCAAGACCGACGACGCCGTGTGGATGGCGCTGGCCGTCATCGAAGCGGACGTGATCGACCTCGGCGGCAAGGTGAAGTTTCCCTGGTGCCGCATCGCAGCGGTGGGGGACAAATCGACGATCGCAAACGTCATCGCTGCGCACCGGCCGGACAATACCCAGACCCCGATGTTTGCGCAGGCGGCGGCGGGCTCTCGCGGGCAGGCGGCGGCGGGCTCTCGCGGGCAGGCGGCGGCGGGAGAAGCCGGGCAGGCGGCGGCGGGAGAAGCCGGGCAGGCGGCGGCGGGCTACGCCGGGCAGGCGGCGGCGGGAGAAGCCGGGCAGGCGGCGGCGGGCTCTCGCGGGCAGGCGGCGGCGGGCT